GGAGGCTTTTCCTTCTTGATAGGAGAGTGGGGGATGGGGATTTTGACAAATGCCATGGGGGGCATGTTGTTCGCGATAGGCACCGATAGTTTCCTGCGGTGGCGGCGCGGTGGATGAGCATGCGAAGCAAGGCGTCGGTTGATTACGGCCCCGGGCATGAGAATAGCCGTTGCGGCATCTGCGCACATTATATCCGGGGCGGGTCCTGCATGCTGGTGGCGGGGCGGATCAGTCCGTGGTACTGGTGTAAGCTCTATCGGAGACGCAGGTGAGAACGGAGAGATAACACATGCCTTGGAGTAGCAAGGACGCAAAGCGACATACCAAGAAGGCGAAGTCGGGCAAGGCCAAGCGGCAATGGGAGCATGTGGCGAACAGCGCTCTGAAGCGCGGTGCCAGCGAAGGCTCGGCAATCCGGCAGGCTAATGCTGCGGTGAAGAAACGGCGTAAGAAATGATGAGGTATTCCGTATGGGCATGGGATGACCCGGACGAGAGGCAGTACCGGGAATTCGATGACCTGACAGAAGCGCGTGAGTGGGCGAATGGGTTTTTGTGCAACTCGACAACGCTTAATGTTCCTATTTCAGCGGAGATGCTGCGGGATTATTTAGATGATGACCATGAGTAATGAATC